AAAGCTCCAGTTAGCAGTGCGTCACCGTCATTGTCTGTTGACGGGTTAGAGGCTTTAGCGCCAAGGTAACGGTCATCAAACGAGTCGTAACTAGCTGCTGCGTTGGTTGCAGAAGTTGAAGCATTGCTTTCAGAAGTCGCCGCATTTGAAGCTGACGTTGCAGCATTTGATTCAGAAGTTGCAGCATTTGCTGCACTTGTAGCAGCAGAAGTCGCACTGCCTAAAATACCGTCTACATAACCTTTCCTGGTTAAGTCATCATCAGCAGAAGGTGTAGCAGTTGACGTAGCTTTGTTAGAGCCTAGAACAATATTGCCTGTCATCGTGCCACCAGCTAAAGGAAGCATGGTGTCAACATAGGCTTTAGTAGAAGCATCTGTACCCGCAGCAGGAGTACCAAGACCTGTAATTTTGTTAGTGCCCATAGCAATAGCACCAGACATAGTGCCACCAGCAAGAGGTAGCTTAGTTGCTATGGAATTAGTAATAGTGGTTGAAAAGTTAGCGTCATCACCTAAAGCGGCGGCTAACTCATTCAAGGTATCTAGTGCAGCAGGAGCAGAGTCAATTACGTTAGTTACTTGAGTATCTACATAACCCTTAGTTGCAGCATCAGTATCAGAAGACGGAGCTGCTAAATTAGTTAAGACAGTATCTGTAAAGTCTACAGTTCCATTAACTACCAAATTGGCAACAGTGGTAGTACCACTTGAGGCAGTAAGATTACCAGTTACGTCACCTGTAATATTTCCCGTAACATTACCTGTTACGTTACCAGTTACATTACCTGTTAAAGCTCCAGCAAAATTAGTATTAGCTGTGATTAAAGTGCCAGTTATAGCCTGGGGCGTAGAGCCGCCAATTACTATGTTGTTTACTGTACCGCCTGTTAACACAGCATTAGAAGAACTAAAACTTGAGTTAGCAACAACAGTACCAGTAGCCGTAATATCTCCAGTTGTAATTACGGATGGGTTAGTGCCAATTTCAATAATTGTTGCGCTGTTATTTTCTGTAAAGAGTCTTTTGTCTGAGGTATTTACAGCAAGCTCACCTTGAACTAAATCTGAAGCCAAAGGTGTGGCTGACGCGGTTGAGGAAAACTTAGTAATAATTGTTGCCATTTATTTCACCACTTAACTTTATCTGCCCAGTAAGCTGCGGAACATTTACCTTTAGCAATGTTTTTTGCGTGACGCGCTTTAAAAGACTTTTTTCTAGCCTTTTCTGATGCGGTTTTAGGATTCTTGCCAGCACCTTGAACGCCCTGCTGACCAAAGCGAATTGTCTTAATACTACCATCCTTACATTTAGCTACAACAACGTGGCTTTTAGTAGGGTGGTTAGGAGTCCTCTTAGGTTTATTAAAACCAGAGACACCTGCTCTTTCTAATCTTGAGTCTTTCTTTTTCATAATAAAAATCCTGTTAGATGCAGAAGAAAGAACGTCTGAGTATTCTCTTACCCATCAAATGTTTAACTTTAGCTACTTTTGCACCGAAACTTGATTAAGATTCCAGTCACCTAACAGAATTTATCCTTTAATGTCAGGGGGCCGAAGCCCCCTAACCTATCCTAACTTATCTTAACTTATACGTCAGGGACACAAAGGATGAAGCCAGCCTCTGGACGATGTGCTTGAACACCATAAAGTGTGTCAGCAGTGTACAGAGTTGACAAATACTCTTGCTTGTACTGAGTTTGTGAGCGAACGCTCATTTGCTCTGCCAAAACAAGGGCATCTTTGTGAATAAGATAAGCACCGCGAACATCAGCAGTACCAGTACCGTTGGAAGTTGCATCTTCAATGAGAGGGCAGTTAGAAGAGACATAAATGTCAATTCCATAAACTGAACCAATCAAACCAGACTGGACAGTTGAGCCTTCACGGAAATCAGCAGATACATAACGCTCAGTACCCATGATTGCAGAACGCAGCGCAGGTGGAATAATAAATGCGCGGTCACTCATAGGGACATCAGCATCGTCCATAAGCTTAATCAACGCACGAAAACCAGCATCTGTAAATACGTCAGCAGCTACAACAGTGTCATCAGTATAAGCAGTCAGACCACTAGAAGCATCAACAAAGAACGTATTTGCACCTTCCCATGCTGTACCAGTACAAGTACCAGTAACAGGAACAGTCAGGTCAAAAGTACCACTACCAAAACCAGTACCAGCGCGGAACAAGTCATCATCGACCTGTTTGGCTAGAGCGTAACCAGCATCTTCAGTGTAGAACTGACGAAGTGAGGCAAGAGCCTGTACTTCAACAATGTCTTCAATCAGACGAGAATACTCGTAGTGACGGTTAATAGTAACAGTAGTTTCACTTTCCAGGTTAGCCTGCATAGTTACAGCAACAGCTTCTGCCTTAGCATTAGCGGAGCCGCGAGTAGGCTTAGGAAGGTGGATAACATCACCCTTGTTACCAGACATTGTCATTGTCTTAACAAGAGGAGCCATTTTTAAAGATTTTTGATATGCAGCAATAACTTCGTCCGACCATATTTCAGGTACAAAAGTTCCCGCTGCGGTTTTGTCTACGGTTGCGTTTGCGGTAAAAAACGCACCAGAAGTTTCATTAGCCATGTTTAATTTCCTTTATCTTACGCGCTTCTCCGCATACGCCCGACGAATTTCAGGTTCCATGCTTTGATAACGCTTAGGGTTAGTCTTCATAAGTTCAATAATATCTGCCCTTCGATAAATCTTTTTAGATGGGGTTTCAGAACTACCTTTAGCCCCGCCAGTAGAAGCCTTTTTCACAGCATCCTTTCTAGCATCTTTCTCGTCTTGAACAGCAGTTTGTGACATTTGCCTAATCTGTTTCCATTGAGAAAACAAATTGTCAGCAGCTCTACTGTCATACTGTTGGTCAGCGCGAGTTAGAAGCTCAACGCGAATTTCATCACTTTTTACCCAATTAATAAAATCTGAGCTTTGAATAATTTCTTGCGCGTCTGGATGTTTGTTAATCAACTCCTGCTTGGCCTGGTCCTGTCTAATACGCAAAGTATTTTGTTGAGCCTCCTTAATAACAGGATGGTTCGCAATCTTACTTTCCATAGCTTTGTCAGGGTCAGCAAAAAAATCTATTTCTTCAGCAGGTTCAGGTGCTGTTGTTTCCGACTGTTTGAGAATGAAGTTATCTACCACCTTTCGTAATTCGCCAACTTCAGCTCCTTGACTTCCCAATCTGCTTTCGGCTTCTTGGTGCATTTTGGCTACTTCAGCTATTGTTTTACCTTGGTACATTGGTGAAAGCTCTGCTTCCCCTTCCGAAGTGACTTCTTCTTGGACAGGTTCTTCCACGCTACTTACTTCATCTACCTCTACTTGGTCAATTAGTGTTGCCATTATTAAACTCCGTTAAGACCGATTCTAGCTACCCTTCTGGACTATTGTTCGGCTGCCTTACGTTCTAATTCCATCTTTTGCTGTCTGGAACGAACCCACTTGTCTGTTGCACCTGGAAAATGTCCAGAAGCGGGGTCGAGACTACACCTAACAGCAGAGATGACTCGCTTTGCTACCTCATCACATTGAGGACAATCAATCTGTTTTGTTTCACGTGGAACAAGTTTTTCATTTACATGACCACACTTGCACAAAAAATCAAACAGAATCATCGCTACCCTCGTTTACATAATGTTCAACGGTAGACTCCATATTAAGCATAAAGGCGAGGATATTTAATTGTCCTTTACGGAAATATAAATCCTCGTTGTCCTTTGTTACTTCTACAGAATTTATTTGGAGAGCATTATTTTTTAGCTCTTCCATTAATACTTTCCAGCCCTCTGTACGAAACGTATCTTTAAGAGCTTGGTAATGTTTTTCTTCCTCTCTTTCCACCCTTTGACTCCTTATTAGCTTCCTCTAGCTTTTGGATTCTTTCTTCTAAACCTTTAACGATTCCATTAATCTGATTTAGAATGTTTTGCATCTCAGTATTAGTAATCATTATGACAAAGCCTTAGCCGTTTCTAGGTTAAGCCTTCTTTCCTCCAATAGTTTGTCAGTTACCTTCATTCGCCTTTCAAACTCTTTATCATCCTCATTACCAGCCTTTAAGTTAGTAGCAACGGCCTTAATCCTATCGTTCTCAAGTTCAACAGGAATAGCCTTAGTTTCTTGAGCAATCTTCTCGGCTCTGGCCTGAGACTCCATAGCTTGACCATTAAGAGCGTTAGTCTGAGACTGCTGAAACTGTAACTGTACTTGTTGCGCTGCTTGAGCTGCTTCTTGAGCCTGTGGATTAGGCTGTGAGGCTTGTTGGATAACTTGAATCAATTGCTCTCTATTGGAGATGTTCATGTTATCTATAATTGATTGTATTAAAACTGCATACAAAGGAGAGTCTGAACCCATAGTTTGTAATAATTGAACTAACTGAGTTACTTCGTATTCTCTTGCAATAATTCCCAAGGAGGAGGTAACTTCAAACTTATAATCGTTAACAGGGTACATCTCAGGCTCAAACTGCATATACCTGTGTGCCACTTTTGTTACGAATGGTATCAAAAAAGACTCTTGGAAGTTAATAAGAGTCCTTTTGTGTCTCTTAATAATCGCCCCAAGGGACATTGAGATACCAGCAGCGGTAGCCTCACCGTTAATAGAGCCAGGTATTCCAGCAGAATCTATAGCTCCAGTAGCTGTTTGTACCATCTTTTGAA